GCATGAGCGGCGTTCCGTGGGCCGCATAATTTTAACCTAAAAGGAGATCACGATGGCTGAGAAACAAACAAAATCCATCACGATAAACGACAAAGCATACACTGAAGACCAACTGACAGATCAACAGAAGGTGATGATTAACCACATTACTGACCTAGATCGTAAAATTAGTTCTACGCAATTTAACCTAGACCAATTGCAAGTTGGTAAGAGCGCGTTTATAGAACTGTTAAATAAGTCTTTAGAAGAACCAATAGCAGAGGCTGCTGAATAATGGATAAACGCACTGTATCATCTGCTCACACGCGCATCGATGGATTGGAGAAGGAAATCGTGGCTATCAAAACTGAAATGGACATCCAGTTTAAAGATTTGTTTAACCGCGTAAAACGCCTTGAAGCCATCTTGATCGGAGCCAGTGCGTTTATTATTGCGCTTCTTATTCGTATGAATATGTTAGCCTAATGATCTGTGCGCTTACTGCAATGTTGGTGGGCGTATACACTTACGGCGAGTTATATACCGCCTGCGTCTATAGATGCCCCAGAGAGGTATCTAAATTTTATTATCATTACCCCCACGTTATACGTGTGCCTTACAATAGTGGATGCCCCGTTTGGGCCAAGGTAGGTGAACGTGCATGATAGACCCATTTACAGCGTTAGCGGCAGTAAAATCTGCCGTAGCGGCGGGTAAGGAACTCGTTAACGTTACCAAGCAAATTGGTGAGTTTTTTGATGGCGTTGATGATTTACGCGCTGCACATGAAAAGAAAAAGAACAGCGTTTTCTCACCTTCTGACGAAAATTCTATGGAGACTTTTGTTAATTTACAGAGGGCCAAAGACGCAGAGGAAGAATTGCGTCAGATCGTCATTGCCACCAGAGGCTTTTCCGCTTGGGGTGAATTGCAAGCCATAAGAGTGCAAGCGAGGAAAGATCGTAAAGCAAAGATAGAAGCAGAGAGGAAGCGCAAGGCAAAGCTGGTTGAAAGGATTGTTATTTATGGCGGCGCTGTAATTATTGTTTCGATTTTGATCGGAATCACCGTTGTAATTATTTTGGCAAAACAAGGTAAAATATGAGTGATGGTGTATCGGGTATAGGATCAGCCCCGTTCAATATTCAGTCAGATATACACCAACAAACACAATCGCGTGAACGTATAGAAAACCATCTGAAAGAACAGATGGTAGAGAAAGAACACAGAAGCAACCACGAGCATTTAGAAGCCATAAGAAAGCAAAGATTGGACTTACAGGAAAGTTATGATAGGTTCGGACGCAAAACTAACGCGGATAGGCCGCAAGGCACCAAGTTAAACATAGAGGTGTAATATGCCAGCTAAAAAACTTGAAGACCAAAGCAAGTATGATGCGTATGACATGGATGATGATGGTATTGTTTCTGATGCGGAAATGGCAAGAGCTAAGGAAATCCGCGAAACTGAAGACGCTTTAAGGAAGCACTTGGCACAACTACGCATGGCTCGCTGGACTTTAATTGGTATGGGGGCATTCACGGCTGCTATGTTTGCTATGCCTGTGGATCGTATAGAGGCACTAAGTGATATATCCAACTTATTCTACATTAGTGGCGCTGGCATTGTTGGCGCGTACATGGGAACCACAGCATGGATGAGTAGAAAATGAGTATCTTTACCGCGGCATTAGGGCCGATAGCAAACCTCGCAGGGTCATGGTTGCAGGGACAAGCGGATAAGAATGCCGCCGCTGCCAAGTTAAAACTTACCGAAGCGGAGGCCAAAGCTAAGATTATGCTTAGTGAGAAAACAAGCGTTGCCGACTGGGAGCGCATTATGGCAGAGGGCGCAAAATCCAGTTGGAAGGACGAGTGGTTTGTAATTGTTCTGTCTATACCTTTGATTTTAGCTTTTGTCCCGGGCGCTGAAGGCTGGGTAGATCGTGGGTTTGAACAACTTTCCAAGGCCCCCGACTGGTATTTTTACAGCCTTGGAATTGCAATTTCAGCCAGTTTCGGTGTGCGCGGGGCGCAAGCCTTTTTTAAGAGGAAGTAACATGAGTAATTTTAAATTAAGCCAACGAAGTCTTGATAGGATTGAAGGCATTGATGAAGAGCTTCATGCGTTAGTATGCGCCTCTATTCATAATACACCCTATGATTTTGGTATTCCACATTTAGGCGGTCTTCGCACTATTGAAGAACAGCGCAAACTAAAAGAATCCGGTGCATCAAAGACTATGAAAAGCAAACATCTTGAAGGTAATGCTTTTGACTTTATGGTTTTTCTTGGGCCTAGAGTTTGTTGGGAGTTGAAGTTTTACGACGATGTAGGTGACGCGATTGTAAAGACTGCCAAGGACATGGGCATCAAGCAGCTTAAATGGGGTGGGGCTTGGCACATCGACAACATCTTAGATTGGGATGGTACGATGCTAGAAGCACACAACGCGTATGTTAAACTAAGAGTAGACCAAGGACGCACCCCATTCGTTGACATGCCGCATTTCCAAAAAGGTGTCTAATTATGCCCTTAAAGAAGGTAACCTTTAAATCTGGTGTAAATAGAGAAAACACTCGTTATACTAACGAGGGGGGTTGGTTTGAGTCTGACAACATAAGGTTTAGGCAAGGCTCACCTGAAAAGATTGGTGGTTGGACGCGCATATCAGAAGCCACTTTTCTTGGGCTTGCACGATCACTTCTTAACTGGATTACGCTCAGTAACCAGAACTTAGTGGGTGTTGGCACACACCTAAAGTTTTACATAGAAAGTGGCGGGGGCTACAACGATGTTACCCCGTTACGCGCCACTACAAGTGCAGGAGATGTTACGTTTAGCGCGGTGGCTTCTACTTTGAACGGTGCAATAAACGCTTCCATTACAACTATAACACTGGCTGATACTACAGGGTTCCCTGCAGCAGGTAAAATTATTATTGATAGCGAAGTTATAGACTACTCAGCTATTAGCAGTAACACATTAACAGGTTGCACCAGAGGTGCTTCTTCCTTGGTTGCGGGTACATCTACAGCATCCACAGCAGCATCTCACAGTGATGGGGTAGCTGTAAACTGTTTTAGTATTACAGTGGCCGATAGCGCTCATGGGGCTAAGAAAAACGACTTTGTTACGTTTAGTGGTGCGGCATCTCTTGGCGGCAATCTGGTTGCTAATATACTTAACCAAGAATACCAAATAGAAGAAGTCGTAGATGCAAATAACTACATTATATTAGGTAAAAGTTTTAGCGTAGAAACTATAACAAACGCATCGTATACTAGTGTTGCTGGCACTAGTTCAGACTCAGGAAACGGCGGTAGCTCTGTTGTTGGCACATATCAAATAAACTCAGGTGCATCTTCCGCTAACCCACTTGTTGGCTGGGGTGCTAGTGGTTGGGGATCAGGTGCTTGGGGTCAGGGTGAGTCTGATACAGAGGCACTGCGTGTATGGTCACAACAAAACTTTGGTGAAGATTTAATATTCGCGCACCGTAACGGACGTTTGTATTATTGGGACGCGTCTGCAGCCAGCGGTGACCTTGCTACACGTGCAGTGGAACTTACTTCATTAGCTGGGGCTTCTGATGTACCAACGATTGTAAACAATGTTCTTGTTTCTGATATTAATAGATTTGTGTTTTGTTTTGGCACTAATCCGATAGGTAGTTCGTCCAAAGACCCCATGTTAATTCGGTGGTCTGACCAAGAAAGCGCGGTAAACTGGACACCCATTGCAACTACACAGGCAGGTAGTCTTCGCTTGTCACGTGGTACAGAGATTGTAACCGCACAACAAGCACGACAAGAAGTTTTGGTTTGGACTGATTCTTCACTTTACTCTCTGCAGTATGTGGGCGCAGGGTCTGGTGTATGGGGCGCTACGATTGTGGGTGAGCAAACTTCTATCGCGTCTCAGAATGCTGTGGCTTACGCCAACGGTGTTTCATACTGGATGGGTAAGGACAAGTTTTACAAATACGATGGTCGAGTGCAACCACTACGTTGTGATCTTAGAAAGTATATATTTACAGACTTTAACGACCTGCAGTATGTACAGGTGTTTGGCGGCAGTAACGAAGCATTCCATGAGGTATGGTGGTTCTATTGCTCTGCGGCTTCGTCTAACATAGACAGGTATGTTATATATAATTACCTAGAAGATATCTGGTACTATGGAAACATGGCACGCACTGCATGGCTAGACTCCGGTCTTAGAAGTTTCCCTCTTGCAGCTACGTATAACTCTGTGCTTGTGGACCATGAAAACGGTATTGATGATAATGAGACAGGAACGCCTGCAGCTATTACTGCATCTATTACGTCTGCACAGTTTGATTTAGAAGACGGACATCAGTTTGCTCTTGTGTCTAGGATGTTTCCTGATGTGTCTTTTGAGGGGTCTACAGGTGACACACCTACAATAACCATGACGTTGTTTCCCCTTAACTCATCAGGCTCTGGCAGAAACAGCCCCGCATCAGAAAGCGGCGTAAACTCAGGCACAGTTGTGCGGTCAGCAAGTTCACCTGTAGATGTCTATACGAGTCAGATACACACTAGGGTCAGGGGTAGACAGATGTCTTTAAAGGTCGATTCCAGCACCACAGGAGTACAGTGGCAGTTAGGCGCACCGCGCCTTGATATGCGTCCAGACGGGAGACGGTAATGGCTAGTAATGATTATACCGTAGGATTTGTGGCCCCTGCCCTGCCATACCCGCCCGATGAATATTCTGCATTTGAGTTTGAACAGTTTAATAAAGTACTTCGTTTGTATTTTAATCAGGTCGATAATACGTTACGGGATAGGTCACTAGCAAACCAAACTGATGCAATAGGGTGGTTCTTGAGTTAATGGCAAACACATACGTAAACGCAAAGGTAGACCTAACCACCACTAACATAACTACGCTTTACACTTGTGCTGCGTCTACAACTGGCATTGTTAAATCTATTCTTGTTTCTGAAGACAGCGGTAACGCTGACACGATCACCTTAACGATTACCAGCGGGTCAGATGTGTTTAGTTTATTTAAGACTAAAGCTGTATCTGCTAATAACACGTTAGAGCTTCTATCGGCACCGCTAATCGTACAAGCCGAAGAAATACTAAAGGTTACCGCTGCTACTGCTAACAGGTTACACGTAGTAGCAAGTATTCTTGAGGTCACGTGATGGAACAGATGGACATACCATCCGTGTTGGTAAAAGGTATTGAGAACATGGGCATGCCCATAGGCTCGCCAGAAGCCATAGAAGCCATGCAAAATCTAGCAAGGGCTGGTAATAACAAAAATACAGTTTTAGATCAGTTTGGTAATACCATTTTTATTACAAGCACAAAACTCACTAAAGATAGAATACGTGTTGCGCTTGTGTCTATGTACAATGCCGATACCCCTAAAAATATGGTGCGTAATGTACTAGAATATTTAAAAATACTTAAAAAAAGACGCGTTGGTTTATTGTTTTTTACTATGGATGATGAAAGTCTTATGCCTTTGTTAAGAATTTTAGGCAGAGCTTATCCGCTACAGGTTAAGAAAAACCCAGAAACAGGTCGTCTTCGCGCCCGAATAAAACTGTTGGGGGTAAATTAAAATGGGCAAAATTGATTTAAATCCGTTTGACGATCCGGGCGGCCCTCTTGAAATTGATTTGTATGCCTCCAATGGCTTTGATGACATAGATATTTTTGATATTGATTTAAATCCGTTTGATGCAAACGAAGCGTTAGAAATTGATATAAACGGCACTTTAGAAGATGTAAACCAAGCTATTTTAGAAGACCCGTTTGGCACGTTAGGTATGGTGGCATTAGCGTTAACACCCGGTGCACAACCTTGGGCTTATGCTATGATGTCGGGTGCAAGTGCTGCACAACAAGGCGGTGATCCGGGTGAGATAGTACAGGCAATGGGTCTTAGCTACTTCGGTTCCACCGTTGGGGACGCGGTAACAAACCAAGCTACTCAATTTTTAGACGATACAGCATTAGACTTGATATTATCTGAATCTGTGAACGAAACATTTGGGGCCACAATATCTGAAGCTTTAGGGTCAAGCGCAGGCCAATTTTCACGTACACTTATCCACACTGGAGGAAATTTTGAGTCTGCAGCCAATGCTTTTGCAACAGGTGCATTTAACCAAGGTATGGCAGAAGTTTTAGGCGGTATTGACGAGCTATTACCAGAGGGAAAAGGTTGGGCATCTTTGAATGATGGCGTTAAAAAAGCTATAACATCTGGGATAACCACCGTAGCACAAGGCGGTGACGTAACTGTAGGAACACTTAGTGGTCTTGTACAAGGTTATTCGGAGTCAGTTATACCTACAGTTAATAACTATATAGGGTCAACTCTTTCTGATGGGTCGCAACTGTCTGATGCAAGTATAGCTTTAATAACAGAGGGACTTGCTAGAAGTCTTAATGCTGCAGTAGAAGGCGGTGATACTACTGATGCTTTCTTTTCTAGGTTTAGAGAAAATGCTGATACAAAAATTAGGGAGTATATAAACTCTGCAGAGGGATTAAATGTAAACAGACGTTTAGACGATTTGTTTAACAATACTAGAGCTACTACGACTGCTTTAGCAGGATTAAACGAAGAATATGGTCGTTTGTTATCTGCACAAACTGCTTACAATACTTTAGCGGCTGAAGGAGATGATCTACGAACAAAGGCAAACAACGGTGAAATACCAGAAAGCCAGTTTTTAGAGTGGTTTAGCCAGAATGAGCAAACGCTTGCAGATTTAAAAGCTGAATATAATGGCTACTTAGCAAATATACCTGATCTATCACAGGCTTATACAGATGCTACAGGTAATATGCTGTCAGATATGGATGAATTTACCGATGAGTTTACACCAATTACAGAGATAGCGAATGAGGTTGCAGCTACTACGTTAAACCCATTGCAGTTTGATGAAGCTAAATACAGAGAACAAAACAATATTGGCCCCGATGAAAATATATACCAACACTATTTAAACAACAAATTACAAGCTGATACAAATGCGTTTATGGCTAATATGGAAAATGTTGGTGCTGCTATAAACGATTTATCCAGCGATACTTTTGATATAAACTTGCCATCTGAACTAGCACCAATCGAATATCAAAAAATATTGCCTACCCTTAATGTAGCGCCCGAAGCCGATACAAAACCCACCATAGTAGAGGACTTACAAGCTTTAGACGCGATTGTGTTTACGGCAGATTCTTCAAATATTACAGCGCAGGAAATTATAGATAAGTTTAAAACCAACAATACTACACAGTTCGTTTCTGTAGCAGATCAAATAGAATTTTTAAGTCAGTCTGTCACGTTGGATGACGGCACTGAAACTACAATAGGACAACAAATAAACAATAGAATAGATGATATACACGAAGACTTACAATTTTCTGCGGGGCAGTCTCTTGGCGACAAGATGAACTTAGTTATTGAGAAAACTTTAGGCACTGGGTTAGTTTCTGATTTTTTTAAAAAAACTTTAGCGCCAGCATTTGGAGAGATAATTGCGGGTGTGCCTGAAGGCGTTGCTCAGTATATAGATGAGTTTGTTCAAGCCTACCAACATGT